TATTGCCGTGTGTATGTCGGAGCTAAAGATTGCTTCTGTGTTGGTGAATGATGAGTTAGAGACAATGGAATGTATTGGGGTGCAAGTAAATGATTAAGTTAAGTAACTCAGAACATACATACTTAGGTGTTATAGACCATAAAAATGGTAATTGTTTTATAGGATACGGAGCAATTCAGGGTGAGGTTAAGAGCGGTTTAAAAATTAGAACATCTTCAGAAGAGTTTAAAACTTTTAGAATGTGGAAAATCCCCGCTCCTGCTAGTCCATTTGCTGTGACTTACCACCTAGCAAATTTAAGCAGTGTAATAGAGAACATAAAAAGGTCTAAAGGAGAGGAGATTTTAGATGATTAAAGCAACATACATAGACCACATGGGTACTGACTTGACTGTAGCTAACGCAGCCCGTGTATCCTTTGGTAAAACAAGTGAGATGGAAGACGATCCTTGGGGACCACCTAAGCTCAAGACTAAAGACGATAAGCTAATCCGTTACCTTGCCAAGCATAATCACATCAGCCCATTTGGGCATTGCTTTGTCAGCTTCCACATCAAGGCTCCAGTTTTTGTAGCTAGGCAGTTAGTCAAGCACAAGTTTCTACGCTGGAATGAGATCAGCCGTAGGTATGTAGACAATAACCCTGAGTTTTATGTACCTGATGTGTGGCGTGGACGTAGTGAGGATAAGAAACAGGGTAGTGATGGTGTAGTAAAATATGAACAGCCATTAGGGAACTACAACCAGTTAGATATATACAAAGAGTTGTTACGTGTAGGTATTTGCCCTGAGCAAGCACGTATGGTACTGCCACAGAGCATGATGACTGAGTGGTACTGGTCAGGTAGCCTTGATGCCTTTGCTGATATGTGTAACCTTCGTTGTAAGACTGACACACAACTAGAGACACGACAGGTAGCAAATCAGATTGACCACAAGATGATTGAACTATTCCCTGTATCATGGGATGCACTAACGGAGGGTGACAATGAGTGATCAAATCAACTACTGTACAACTAAAGGATTAGGCTGGGCGTTCTTGATAATTGTACTTATATTAACAGTACTACCCATAGCACTAACTATCCTAATGCTTGGAGTAGACAGCTACACTAATAACTGTGCGCAAAGTATTCTTATGCCTTGCCTTTGGTTGGAGTAAAACCATGAGTATAAATGAACCAATCGAGATAACAGATATAGAAGAACATGATGATGGCAGTGCTACGTTACAAGTAGAGTGTAGCCCAGAAGTATTTGCTGCTATCTTTAATGTGGGTTTTATATCTCTAGTTAAAACAGGTTTACACTGGGAGACAGACAATGATAAGACCTATGACTGAGGAAGAACGTAAGGCATCAAAGGAAAAAGATAAGAAAAATAACAACTACAAGTGTGTTAGTTGTGGTAATCCAAGTAATAGCACTTGGTGTAGTTTTTGTTTAAGCGAGGAATGATTATGATAAAAAATGAGTGGGACAGATTGTCAGCACTAAATAAATCTTTTGAGAATAGTGTTCTTGCAGAACACACAGGAGATATTGTAGACGAACCTCAACACTATTTAAGGTGTAAGGTAGAACCTATTACCTACATCATGCTTAATGGGTTTGAGTTCTGGCGAGGTAACATTGTTAAATATGTGAGTCGAGCAGGATATAAATTATATGAAGGTAAAGATCGTGTTGAGTCAGAAATTGTAGACTTAAAAAAGGCAATACGATATGCAGAGATGCGTATCAATCAACTAAATGGGAAAGAAAAACTGTAGCTAGGTATTGCATAAACTATTAATTCATTGCTATACTTGGCTTTCAGAATTAAAAAACCTTTTGTAAAAGGAAAAATAAATGTCAGATAATCCACATTCCCCATGCCCTTATGAAGACTGTAGTTCTTCTGATGCATTCAATTGGAATGACGATGGCTACGGTCATTGTCACTCATGCAGCAGGGCATACCCAATGAAAAACATGCCCACCACATTTGATTGGGTTAAGCAGGAGTACCCCTTGAAAGAACGTATCCAACCACAGAATATACAAGTCACTGGTGTTAAGTATGATGGCATCAGAGGTATTGATACTGATGTGTGCAAACTATACGGCATACAAATACAAACAGGCCCAAATGGTGAGGATGTACGGTATGCATACAAGTACCCACATACTATTAAATATCGTATGTGTAATGACAAATCAAAGTCATGGGTCAAAGACCGTGGCTTAGGTATGAACCACCTGTTTGGTCCTGAGTTCAATGCTGGTACAGGTAAACGTATCTATCTTACAGAAGGTGAGTTCGATGCAGCCAGCTTGTATCAGATACTTGGTAAAACATTCCCTGTAAAATCTCTACCTTCTGCATCTATTGGTGAGAAGTTTATCAAGCACAATCTAAAATACCTAACATCATTCAAAGAGATTGTGTATGCAGGTGAGCTTGATGATGCTGGACGTAGGGCAGCAGACAAATTATATCAGGCATTCCCTGAGAAGTTTTACTATGTGCCTATGACAGAGTGCAAGGATGCTAATGAGTTCCTTGAGACAGGCAAGCATGAAAAGCTTATGTGGGCTGCACGATCACCACAACGTTACACACCAGAGAACTTCTTTTGTTCTGATGCTGATGTGGAAGCAGTAATTAAGAATGAGAATCCATATGAGTATGTACCAACAGGTCACACTGGCTTGGATGAAAAGATCCGTGGTATGGTTAAGGGTGGACTTACGTTTATCAAAGCCCCTCGTGGTACTGGTAAGACTGAGGNGATCAGATACTTTGAGACAGGCTTACTCAACAATGGTNATACATCAGTNGCAATGCTNCACATGGAAGAGATGAAGTCTACCACCTACCGTGCTATGGCTACNTANCATCTNGGTNTAAACGTNAGGACTAAAGAGGATGCTGCCAACAACAACGTNTCAGAACAGAACGTCATTGAGGCTGCTAAGATNGCAACNAAGGGTGAGAATACAATCATCTTTGANATGATGTCACANGATGATCCACTCAAGNTNCTCGACTATGTACGTCTAGCTGTTACAGTGTATGGTGCTGGNTACATATTCATTGACCATGTACAACGTCTGGCCTACTTGTCTAACTCAGGNGTAGATGGTGCTACNAGNACANTNACTACANTAGGCTCACGTATGGCTCAGTTAGCNAAGGAGCTAAACATTGGTGTNATNTTTATNTCTCAGGTCAATGATGATGGACGTACCAAGTATGCTGCATCNCTTGAAGANGAAGCAATCATATGTATCAAGCTAGAACGTACAGCAGAAAGTGAGGACGAAGTAGAACAGAACACAACAACCTTTATCGTAGATAAGAACAGACCTTTTGCTAAGTTAGGTAGGGCTGGATCGGTATACTATGATCCATCAACAACCATACTAAGAGAGGATTTGTTTATACAAGAATCGCAGGTGGCGTAATGATATTTGATGTAGAAGCTGATGGCCTCTTAGATGATGCCACTAAGATACATTGCATGTCGTTCACTACAAGTGGAACCCCTATGGGTTCTACCAGTGACTATGACGCAATGAGAAACATACTACTTAATCAAAAAGTTTTGATAGGTCATAACATTGTACGTTATGATGTACCACTACTAGAAAAAATCTTAGGTATTAAGATCAAAGCTAAGTTGTATGATACATTACCTATGTCATGGGTAATTAATACTGATAGACCTAAGCATGGGCTTGAGTCTTTTGGCGAAGACTTTGGTGTACCCAAACCAGAAATAACTGATTGGGTAAACTTATCTGAAGAAGAATACATACACAGATGCCAAGAAGATGTTAAGATAACTAAAAGACTTTGGGAGAATCTTATCCAAAGATTCATGATGGTTTACAAAGACAAGTCTAACCTTGATAGATTCTTGCAGTACCTCACATTTAAAATGAAATGTGCTTATGCTGCAGAAGAGAGTGGTTGGAAACTTGATATTGATCTTGCTAAAGATTGTGTAGCTAAACTAAAAGCTGAACAGGATGAAAAGATTACTGAATTAAAAACGGTAATGCCTATGCGTACTTTGTTCAGAAAGAAGTCAAAGCCAAAGGTAATGCACAAGAAAGATGGTTCTCTATCTAAACAGGGTGCTGAATGGAATGCTTTACTTCTAGAGCATATGCATCCCTCTAACTATATCGGTGAAATAGAAATAGTAAAAGGAGTTGAAGAGCCTAACCCTAAGTCTAGTGATCAGGTAAAGGCATGGCTGTTTGATCTAGGTTGGAAGCCTTGTACGTTTAAGTTTGTTGAGGATCGTAAGATACCACAGGTACGAAGGAATGGTGAGCTTACTAACTCAGTTAAGTTGTTGATTGATGCCAACCCTACGGTTGGTGTACTTGATGGCCTTACTGTTATTCAACACAGACTAGGTATCTTTGAAGGTATGCTTGAGTGTGAGGTTAATGGTTACGTTAAGGCAGAGATTGATGGTCTTACTAATACACTAAGATTCAAACACAGAAAGCCTTTAGTAAATCTTCCGGGCATAGATAAACCTTGGGGTAAAGAAATACGTGGTTGTCTTGTAGCACCAGAAGGTTATGTATTATGTGGTGCTGATATGACATCACTTGAAGACACAACCAAACGACACTATATGAAACCATATGATCCTAAGTATGTAAAAGAAATGTCTCAACATGGATTTGACCCACACTTAGACCTAGCTAAACATGCTGGTGCAGTAACACAAGCTGACATAGACAAGCATAACTCAGGTCAAGTATGTTTGAAAGCACTACGTAAAAACTACAAAGTAGTTAACTATTCTGCCACTTATGGGGTTGGTGCAGCAAAGCTGTCGAGAGAAACTGGTATGACAGAGCAAGAAGCTAAGAAGCTTTTGAATGCATACTGGAAACGTAACTGGTCTGTCGCAGAATTTGCTGCAGACAACTTAAAGAAAGTAAAGCTTATCAATGGACAGATGTGGGTACAAAATCCTGTCAGTAAGTTCTGGCATACTCTTCGATATGAGAAGGATGTATTCTCTACACTCAACCAATCTACAGGTGCTTACTGTTTTGATAAGTGGGTAGCTTACTATCGTATGGCAAGACCAAATATCGTAGGTCAGTTTCATGACGAATCAATTAACCTTGTTAAGAAAGGACATGAGGAACATCACCAAAGTGGGTTAGTCAATGCTATTAATAAACTAAATAAGGAGTTAAATCTTAATGTCGATCTAGGTATTGATGTACAATTCGGAGATAAGTATTCCGAGATACACTGAAAAAAGTTCTTGCATGTCCTTTTTAATACATGCTACAATTCAATTCTAAACTTTATAGGAGTAGCTAATGGCTAAAATTACAGTAACAGGTATTGCTCAATGGGCAAAAGTATTTGAAGAAAACCGTGACCTTGATGGGTATCAGGGTCAATGGCAAGACACAGATGGACGGTGTACAATTGAGATGATCCTTGATCAAGATAACACTGACCGTATTAAAGCATCAGGCTGTATGTCAGCAGGTAAGGATGATCCAGAAGGACGAGGACGAGCCTTCAAGTTTACACGTAAGTTTGAAACCCCCCATGATTGGGATGGTGGAGCACCTACAGTGTACAAACCAGATGGCACTACTTGGAACTTTGATAGTGATGGGCCAATAGGTAATGGCTCAGAAGTTCTGGTAGAGTTAGACATCTATAAGAACAAACAGTACAGCACTGTAACCACACGACTTGAACGTGTTAAGGTTATGAAGCATGTAGAGTTTGATGGTACATCAGGAATATCCGGGCCTGATCCTTTTACCAAGGATGTTACATCAGGTAGTGTAGCTTCTGCACAAACTAATAATGTTGAGCTTGCCTCAGAAGAAATTCCATTTTAAGGAGTAGGTTATGCCTAATATAAATACGTTAGTCGAAGATATTTATTCTGTAATTGAAGGAAAGGGTGGGTGGGATAAGACAATCACAGAATATCTAGCAACTAACATTGCACAAACAGCAGAGGCTAAGATTCAAGGAACCTCAGAAGCCCAGAGGATATTTAAGTTTATCCTCTGTGGGTTCACCCTGTAAAAGAAAGACTTGGTATAGAATAAATAAAACAGAAGAAGCTGCACCATTAAAGCCTCAGTTACTTGGTCTTTTCTTTTACGGGGATCTTTTAGAAACTCTTGTCCTTGCACTTGCAAAAGCTGCAGGGCATGATGTTCAAGGTGAGCAGGATCGTTTGTCTGTTCACGGCATCAAGGGCCACAGGGATGCAGTCATTGATGGTATGACAATAGATGTTAAGTCTGCATCACGTTATGGAATGCAAAAGTTTAAGAATCATGTACTCCGTGACGATGATCCATACGGTTACATCAGTCAGTTAAGTTCGTATGTATATGCAGGAAAAGATGACCCACTTGTAACAGATAAAAAACGTGGTGCTTTTCTTGTCGTACAAAAAGACAGTTTTGAATTGGTCTTAGATACCTACGACTTTACTAATGAACTAAAAAATAAGGAACAAGAGGTTAAGAAAGTACAAAAGGTTGTGTCTGGTGAGATACCAGAGGAGCGGATAGCACCTATCCCTCAATCAGACACATCTGAAAATACTAAACTAACATTTGCTTGTTCAGGTTGTGAGTACCGTAAGACATGCTGGCCTGAAGCTAGGGTCTTTCAATACTCTGGTGGACGTAAGGAGTACTTGATTGATGTGGTTAAGAAACCCAAAGTACCTGAGTTAATAGATTGAGTAAGCAGGGTAAACAGAAAGGCAGGTTAGGCCAACAAGAGATCAGGGATGCTTTATTAGAAGCCTTCCCTGAGCTTGAGCCTGATGATGTAAAGTCAACTGTCATGGGTGATACTGGTGCTGATATACAATTGTCACCAGCAGCACGTAAGCTAATACCAATATCAATAGAAGTTAAAAGGAGAAAGTCAGCACTTAAAACTGTGTATGGTTGGATGGCACAAGCAGACAATCACACAGATAATCCACCTGTAGTTTTCTACCGTTCAGATAGACAGAAATGGTTAGTAATAACTGAGTTAGATCACTACATAGAATTGATTAGGGATAAAAATGGTAAACAGTGATGTCAGTAATAAACCAGTTAAGATTTGGGATGTTATATCTGGTCCCTATCCATGTGAACATCCTGATATAGATTTTCATGGTACACATTTTAACCTCTGTAAGGTAGAGGTAAATGGTAAGATAGAAAATATAGAATATTTTTTTGAAAGCTTTGATGAAGCTTACGAAATGATAAAATATTTTTCTAAAAATATTGAGCCGATAGAACTTGAAGTTGAGGATTGACATGGAGTTCTTAATGAGTATAACTAGGAGTTTCCGAAATGCATTATGAGGTTACAATAAATATAAAAGTAGATCCTGATGCAAACTTTCTTGAGTCTGATAGAAGTATCAGATATAATTTAGACTTGATCGAAGAGATGATACAGGACTGCCTGTATGATTTAGATGATATAACCGTAGATAACTGTGAGGTAACACCGAATGATAAATAAGACTGACCTAGAAGGCTTTGGGTACTTTGATATGTTTGAGAACAGTCCTAACTATGATAAAGATCCTGTACGTTTTTACAGTCAATTCGTAGAGGATAAGATCTTTACTAAAGGCCGTGACCGTTTAATAGAAAATACACTTGGACTAGTAGGTGAGGCAGGAGAGGTATCAGAAAAGATAAAGAAATTATTTCGTGATAAAAATAAATTTAGTGACGATGAAGTTTTAAAAGAGCTTGGTGATGTGTTGTTCTATACGGTGGCATTATCGAATATATTTAATGGTAGTTTACGTAAAGTCATGGAGATGAACATGGCTAAGTTAAATGACAGAGAGCAACGTGGTGTATTAAAGGGAAGTGGAGACAACCGATGAACAATTATTTACCAACAGATTATCAAGCATTCATTCACACTTCACGTTATGCACGATGGCTTGAAGAAGAAGGACGAAGAGAGTCATGGGGCGAAACAGTACAGAGATATATAGAAAATGTTGTAAGTAAATTACCTGAAGTAGATACAAAAACTGTACACGAAATATCTCAATCTATTTTTGGCTTAGAAGTTATGCCTAGTATGAGGGCAATGATGACTGCTGGTCCCGCTGCTAACCGTGACAATACTTGTATGTACAACTGCAGTTACTTACCCGTAGATGACCCTAAGTCCTTCGATGAGGCTATGTTTGTCCTCTTGTGTGGTACTGGTGTCGGGTTCAGTGTTGAGAGGCAGTTCATTGGTAAGCTCCCAGAAATTCCTAAGTTGTTCGACAGTGATACAACTGTTGTCGTTGGTGACTCCAAGGAAGCTTGGGCTAAGGGTCTTCGACAATTGATTGCACTCCTTTACAGTGGTGAAATACCCAAGTGGGATGTGTCTAAAGTTCGACCTGCTGGTGCTAAACTAAAGACGTTTGGTGGCAGAGCTTCTGGCCCAGCACCTTTAGTAGATCTATTTAACTTTGTAATTAATACTTTTAAATTTGCACAAGGACGTAAGCTATCTAGCATTGAATGCCATGACATCATGTGTAAGATTGGTGAGGTAGTGGTTGTAGGTGGAGTACGTAGGTCAGCTATGATCTCTTTGAGTAACCTTAGTGATGATCGTATGCGTCACGCTAAGTCAGGTAAGTGGTGGGATAACGAACCCCAACGTGCCTTAGCTAATAATAGTGTTAGTTATACAGAAAAACCAGATGCTATCTCATTCATGCGAGAGTGGATGGCATTAGTAGAATCAGGGAGTGGAGAACGTGGTGTATTCAATCGTCAAGCAAGTAAGGTACAGGCTGCTAAGAATGGTAGGCGTAATGCAGACTTTGAGTTTGGGACTAATCCCTGCAGTGAAATCATATTGCGCCCATATCAGTTCTGTAATCTTACAGAGGTTGTTGTCCGTGCCACAGACAGTGTTGATGATCTTGAACGAAAAGTCCGTCTGGCAACAATTCTGGGAACTATCCAATCTACGTATACTAAATTCCCCTACTTGCGAAAGGTGTGGTCTAGAAATACAGAAGAAGAACGATTGCTCGGTGTGTCACTCACAGGGATAATGGACAATCCCCTGATGACCAAAAAGAATAAAGGATTGGAGGATACTCTTGAACATCTTAAGTCTATCGCTGTTAATACTAACGCTGAGTGGTCTAAGCGCCTTGGCATCCCTGCTGCTACTGCTATCAGCTGCGTTAAACCTTCAGGAACGGTATCACAGTTGGTTGATTCCGCCTCTGGTATTCATGCTCGTCACTCACCCTATTATATTCGCACTGTGCGTGGTGATAATAAAGATCCTTTGACACAATTTATGATTGATCAGAAAATACCTAGTGAGCCTTGTGTTATGAAGCCAGATCAAACAACAGTATTTAGCTTCCCTATTCAATCTCCTAAAGGTTCTGTCGTTACAGCAGATATGACTGCTATTGAGCAACTAGAGATGTGGTTGACCTATCAACAATCATGGTGTGAACATAAGCCTAGTGTTACAATTAATGTTAAGAAGGATGAATGGTTTGAAGTAGGTGCATTTGTTTACAAATACTTTGATGAGATGTCAGGTGTATCCTTCTTGCCTTACAACGAACACACATATCAACAAGCACCCTATCAAGAAATAGATAAGCATAATTACAAAACTTTGTTATCTTGTATGCCAGAGACTATTGATTGGGCTAAGTTTTCAGCATACGAAAGTGAAGACAACACTGTAGCAATGCAAACTATGGCATGTACTGGTGATGTTTGTGAAATAGTAGATCTAACATAAAGGAGAATCACATGTATGTTTTAGTACTCATTATGACTTTTCAAGGTAATATGAAAGTTCAGGCCTTCCATTCACTGTTCCCTGATTGGAGGACTTGTAATCAAGTTTCAACTACAATGCGAGAACGATTAGTGAATACTAAACCATCACCAGATGCGACTGCAAATACCTATTGCCTTCAAATACCAGAGAGTATATAATTTAAATCTCACCACAAAGGAGCACATCAATGTTGCAACCAATTAAAGGATCGTACTACAGAAAATTTCAACCTCAGTCATACAAGGAGAATGACAGTAAAGCTAAGAATGCAATAACAAGTTACTTAGAAAGTATTGGGCATAACATTCTTGACACAGAAGAAGACTTTTCCTTTGACATAAAAAGCGAGAAGAACGATGGAAAGTATTTTTCTGAAGTGGAAATGAAGAACCAATGGACAGGTGATTGGAATCCTAAATGGAAAGAGATACGTATACCTTACAGAAAGTACAGGCTTATAAATAAATACAAGAACGTAGAGGGTGATAACACCTACTGTAATTTTTATGTAATACGTGGTGACTGTAAACAAGCATGGAGAATCAAAGACTTTCAACTTACTAAAGAGTGTGCAAAGGAAGTATGGTTAACCAATGCTAGACGGTACGAACACTTCTTTCACATCCCTTACACAGAAGCAGAGCTAGTGGAAATCAAATGAGTTATGATCCGGTAAACAATCCAGCACATTACAAATTAGGTGATGGAGTTGAGTGTATTGATTACATTAAACAAGTGTTAACACCAGAGGAGTTTAAAGGTTATTGTCATGGTAACCTAATTAAATATCAACATCGACATGGATACAAAGGTAATCCTGTCGAAGATATACAAAAGGCTGAATGGTACTTACGTAAGATGATAGAAACTATGAAGGAGATTCATAAATGAAACCATATGATGAAGGTATGAAGGCTTTTAAAACTGGTAGGTTAGGTAACCCCTACTCTAAAAACACAAAACAAAACAGGGATTGGGAGATGGGCTTTAATAAAGCCTACTTCTACAACCTTGAGAAGGTGAAACTAAATGAGCAGAAATTTAAAGCTAGAAGAGGAAGCTAAAAACTATAGGCAACAAAAAAGAAAGCCACCAATCAAGACTAAGCCACTAACTGCACGTAGGTTTATGGCTGGTCAAGCAATGGCGGCATTGTTGTCTAGGTCTCCGGGTCATGTACATAGGGCTGATATAAAACGTGAAGCATATGATTGGGCAGATTATATGTTGGACGATGACTCAGAATAATTAAAGGGGGCGCAAGCCCCCTTCTTTATTGCATCATCTTTTGGAATCGAGATAGATCTCTTAACGACTGTTCAGTATTTAAATACTGCTGTAAAATAAATAACTCGTTTTGTTCTAGATCTTCGACATTACCCAAGCCTAGCTCTTTCACTGCTTTTTGAATACCCTTCTTAGGGTACTTAGATGTGATGTCGTATTGTAATGAGATTACTTCTTCAGGACCAGAGTACTGCATTCTTAGAAATGTTTTCGCTAATTCTTTAGATCTTTTTACAACATCACCATTCCAATGATCTCGTTTCTGTTGTTGAGTTAAATTATCCCACCAACTACTTTCTAAAAGTAAACTAGACTCTGCTTCTATAACATCAAACAAAATACCATTTAAAGCATTAGCTGCTTCTGGAGCTTGATCCCTTATCTTCTTAGCAGTGTTTAAATCAAAGTCTCTAAGACCTATACTATTCATTACACGTTGTGTATCAGTAAGCCTGATGATCCTAGCACCTAGTATCTTTGTTGATTGTATATCAGATGTACCACCTGCTGCAGTCTCTCTGGGGTCTGCTAGTGATTTACCTGTGAACAAAGGAATGATATTATCTATGTAACGAAAGGCATTATTAACCAATTTATTATTTTGAACCCTGTCAATTGGTGCTGCATCTTCACCCCTAGCTAAACCAGCAACAACATT